TACGGCATCATAACCGACGACGAATACGATGCAATATGTGAGGCTATCGAGAGTGGCGAGAAGTACGTCGAGGAGACCATGACGCCGGTCAACCTTGCGCTCAAGATCCTACGAGACTTTACCCGTCAAATGGAAAGTGAGATCAGGAGCCTCGAGTTCGAGCTTCTGCCTCCGGAAGAACAAGCCAAGCGTCGCGCGGACTCCGAGGAAATCCGAGAACGGGCTGCCGCTAGGCGAGCGGTTAGAAAGGAGGTGCAGTCGTGAAAGTGAATCAGTTATCTGAATACAGAGGAAGTAAATTGTTTTTACCAGAGGATATGGAAATTACGCCGGAGTGCAAAATATGTGAAAGTAAAGAAGATGTTTTGTATGGGCTAAAAAAGAAAGAAGAGGGCTATTACGGATTCTATATTTGTCAGAAATGTTTTTATATGCTAGTTGGATTATATCAAAATATGGATTATACCGGGACAGATGCGGCTGGTCAGCGTGTTCATAGGCAATGAGGAGGAATGAAAGATGGGGAAAACGAATGTTATAGATGCATGCAAGGGTTGTCTGAATATAAGGATTGATAACAAATGTGAGATTATAAATGAGCCGTGCTACATGTGGAAGGATGGACATAAGTGTTGGGCATATGTAGATGATCCGGAAGTAATAATAAGCCGTTTACGGGAAATTTTTAACTATAGTTCCATAAAAGGCGCTGCCGGGGCTACATTGGGCGGTGTCATATCCGAAATACGCGCTTGGGAGGCTGGACGTGTTGAAACAAAAAAGGTGTAAGGCATGCGGTAAACTGTTACCTGCAACGCCAAAGTACTTTTGGAGAAATGGTAAAGGTAAGCTAAAATCAATCTGCCGGTATTGCCAGAGCCGCCAGAATCATGCTTTTAAGACGGTCGAATATCATTTATTTCACTATTTTGACGAGAAAGCGGAGATGGCCAGAGAAGTAGAAGCTGTGCTAGGTCCAGCATCGCCTAATCTTGAAATGCCGTTCGAGGATACGGGTCTGCAAAGCGACATAACGGCTGCAACGGCGCAGAAGATTGAGCAGATTGAAAACAATTATATTTGGGTAAAAATCATCGATGAACTGATGGACAGGCTTGAAAAGCAAGATAAAGAAACCGGCACTAAGATAGCTAGACTTCTGCATAAGAAGTATTTTGAAGAATTGGGCAAAGAACATATATGCGTAGAACTCGATATAAAGCCGTGGGAGTTTACTAAATGGCGCAAAGAAGCAATAAATCACGGGATTTTTTTAGCTTGCAAATATGAATGCTTTAATGAGGATGATGTAAAATTCGCATAAACGTTGATGTTTTTATCCTCCATTTATGTGGTAAAATAGTATCGTGAAGATAGATGATGTACTCATTTTACTTCCTCCTTTACATTTTACGTTGGCCGCCTTTGCTCCCTTGGGCGGCCATTATGATTTTTGCAGAACTAACTATACAGGTGATAACAATGAAAGCATGGGCAGAGAATTTTTATAAAAGCAAACAGTGGCATCGGTGCAGGGAAGCATATATCGCTAGCAGACATGGATTATGCGAAAGGTGCGCGGCACAAGGAAGGATTAGTCCAGGCGAAATTGTACACCACAAGCAATGGTTGACACAAAACACAATTAATGATCCAAATATAACGCTAAACTTTGATAATCTTGAGCTATTATGCATGGATTGCCATAACAAAGAGCATAGTAAACAATTACCAATTAACGATGAATTGACGTTTGACGAATATGGAAATATTGTAAAAAGATTAATCCCCCCCGATGAGGTAAATATTTGCGATGGCTAAGAGACCGGTGGGTGCAGTTTCAAAAACCTGAGAAGGGGCCCATATATGCGGTGTAGCAGACGAAGGTGAGATTACATGAACAAAGATGAACGGATAAAAAAGGAAATACGGAAACTTAAAAGAATATTCAAAGATTTACCAAAAGATAAAAGCGCAATTGTAGAGAAGCTTATTGGCAATGCCGCTTTTATGGCCGCAACGCTTGAAGATTTGCAGGATGCGATAAACCAAAACGGCTGCATAAGCACGTATCAGAATGGCGAGAACCAATGGGGAACAAAAAAGAGTCCTGAAGCTGACTTATACAATACGATGATAAAAAATTATTCGACTGTAGTTAAGCAACTGACAGATATGCTGCCAAAAGATGAGGCAAAAGCAGCGGAGGATGAACTCGTAACCTTCATACAGAAGGCGGTAAGATGAATTGGATATTAAAATACTGGGACGAAATCGGATCCGGCAACATCTTGGTATCGCAAAAGGTTTATAAAGAATATGGCAAGCTGGTCGATGATATACGTGACCCAAAAGGCGAATGGATATTTGATGAAGGCAGGGCAGAAAGGCCTATCCAGTTCATTGAAACATTCTGCAGGCAATCGAAAGGCGAATGGATCGGCAAACCCGTTCAGCTGCAGCTCTTTCAAAAGGCATATATATCGGCTTTATTCGGTTTTGTTCATAAAGATACAGGTATAAGGCGTTTCAAAGAAACGCTTTTTTTAGTTGCCCGCAAAAACGGTAAATCAACCATGCTGGCAGGCATTGCGCTTTATATGTTGATTGCTGATAATGAGGGTGGTGCAGAAATATATAGCGTGGCTACAAAAAAGGACCAAGCAAGAATTATATTCACCGAGGCTGTTAATATGGTCAAGCAATCTCCAGCATTATCTAAGCATATTCACAAGCGCAAAAGCGATATGTATATGCCTTTAACCTTCAGTAAGATGGAGCCGCTGGCCTCAGATAGCAACAGTCTTGACGGTTTAAACTCACATTGTGTGATTATTGATGAACTCCACGCAATTAGAGATAGAAATTTGTATGAAGTTATGAAGCAGTCAATGAGCGCAAGGAGACAACCGCTGCTGGTTATGATTACAACCGCCGGCACAGTAAGAGAATGCATTTATGATGATATATACGATTATGCCGCGAAGGTAATCGACGGTGTAATTGATGATGAACGGTTCTTGCCTATCATGTACGAGCTGGATAATCGTGATGAATGGGTAGATTGGCATATGTGGCAGAAGGCCAATCCGGGCCTAGGCAGCATTAAAAAGTTTGAGGACTTAGCTGAGAAAGTAGAACGTGCAAAGAACAACGCAAGAGATTTGCCAGGGGTTTTATGCAAGGATTTCAACATTAGAGAGTCAACAGCTCAGGCATGGTTGCCGTTTGAGATTATAAACAATGATGAAACTTTTGACATCAATGAATTCCGTGGGAGCTATGCAATTGGCGGTGTTGACTTATCTAGCACAACCGACTTGACATGCGCAACAATAGTTTTGATGAAGCCAGGCAGCAATAAGAAATATGTGATGCAGCAGTACTTTATGCCTGGAGAAATCATTGAGCAACGGGCTAAGGAAGATAAAGTGCCGTATGATATCTGGAAAGCGCAAGGACTCTTGACCGCTTGCGAAGGCTTTAAAGTTAACTACTCTGATGTTACAGCATGGTTTTTGGACCTGTTTAACAAATACGATATCCGGCCGCTTTGGATATATTACGATCCTTGGAATTCGAGCTATTGGGTCCAAGAGATGAAGGACTATGGTTTCCAGATGGTTGAGGCCAGGCAAGGATATAAGACATTGAGCCAGCCCATGAAAGAACTGGAGGCGGATCTGAGGAATAAGCAGATTAATTATAATAATAATCCGATCTTAAAATGGAATCTTACAAACGTAGTTGCTAAGCGTGATGAAAATGACAATATAAGGCCTGTTAAGGGCAAGAATCTGCGTGCCAGAATCGACGGCGCGGTTAGTTTATTAATCACTTACGTCGGTTTACAGGAGCATTTAAGTGATTATAAAGCATTGCTATAGGAGGTGATGGAATGCTAAAAGAAAGACGTAGCCTTTTTAATATAATATTCGGGCGCACCAAACAGCCACAATCGCAAGAATATACAAACCTGAAAATGCTGAGCGGATACCAGCCGATCTTTACGATGTTCGGTGACAATGCTTATGCAAGCGATATAGTTCGGGCAGCGGTGGATGCTATAGCCCGAAACGGCGCTAAGCTGAAACCGAAACATATTCGGAAGGCCAATGGCGATATTATGCAGCAAAGCTCAAATATACAATACCTCTTAGATACACGGCCAAACAAATACATGGACGCATACACATTTTTTTACCGTGTGTTGACTGAGTTGTTTATGCGTAATAATAGCTTTGTGTTCATTGACAAGGATGATGCCGGTAGTCCTGTTGGTTTATATCCGGTATCATCGGCCAATTTGGAACTATTAGAAAGTAAAAATGAAATATACGCACGATTTAAGTTCTTCGGCGGCGAACAAATAACAATACCATACGCAAACATAATACATTTGCGACGATTCTATTACGACAACGACTTTTACGGCGCGTCAAACAAAGCATTGATACCAACGCTTGAGCTTATTAATACGACTAACGAGGGCATAGTCAATGCTATCAAGACGTCAGCTAACATGCGGGGCATTTTAAAGTTTACACAAGCAATGCTGAAACCTGAAGACATAAAAAAAGAGCGCGATCGCTTCGTGTCCGAGTATATGAACATTGATAACAACGGTGGTATAGGTGCTATAGATGCAAAGGCGGATTTTATCCCGCTGGACAATAAGCCGCAGATTGTAGACAAGGACACTATGGCGCATATAAAGCAGTCGGTATACGATTATTTTGGCGTTAGTGAACCGATAATTACGTCAAACTATACCGAAGAGCAGTGGAATGCCTTTTATGAGAGCACATTGGAACCTATAGCAGTACAGATGGGGTTAGAATTTACCGCCAAACTTTTTACGGATAGGGAAATCGGCTTTGGCAATCAGATTATATTTGAGAGCTCACGCCTGCAGTACGCGAGCGCGACCACAAAAAGCAATCTGATCACGAATCTTATGGGGTTAGCCGTACTAAGCGTGAATGAAGCGCGGGAGATTCTGAACCTTGCGCCAGTTGAAGGTGGAGATGTGAGATATCAGTCGCTAAATTTCATAAACGCCGTAAGAGCGGCGGACTATCAGTTAGGAGGTGAAAATAATGCCAGCAATACCGAGGCACAAGACGCCAACGAGTGACAGAGAGTGGGACGGTCCGGGCAATGAGGCAAAACTTAAAACGGATCAAGGCTATGAGTATTATCGGCAGGCGTATGCTTGGGTTGACCCGGATATGGATAGGACATTAAAGACGGCATATAAATTCATCCATCATGAGGTAAGCAGTGACGGAACGCCGGGGGCGGCTAATATACGTGGCTGCATTAGCGGCATAGGTGTCCTCAACGGTGCAATGGGCGGCACTAATATACCAAAGGCTGATTATCAAGGTGTATATAATCATCTTGCTTCGCATCTTAGAGATGCAGATGTTGAACCGCCTGAGCTGCGGTCATATCAGCAAAAGCGTGAAGTCAGGTCGATGCCGGTTGAGATACTAGACATCGAAAACAACAAAATGCTTGTACAGGGCTATGCTATCCGGTTTAATGAGCCTGCAGTATTTAATTTCGACGGTGTAGAATACCGCGAGGTAATCGATGCGCGAGCGCTTGATAAAACCGATATGCGCGATGTGCCGCTAAAATATAATCATAGCGACGACATAATGATAATGGCGAGGACGAGAAACAAAACTTTGCAACTTATTAGAGATGAGCAAGGGCTCAAGATAATGGCTGAGCTGGCCAACACAACAGCGGGCAGGGACTTGTATGAACTAATCAAGCGTGGCGATATCGATAAAATGAGCTTTGCGTTTACAGTATCAAAAGACGAATATGATACCGAAACGCGGACGCGAAGGATTTTGTCTATCGATAAATTGTATGACGTGTCGGCAGTGGATACTCCGGCATATGACACCACGAGCTTATCTTTGCGTAGTTACTTCGAGGCGGAGGCCGAAAAGCAGCGAATAGCTCTGGAGAGAGTGTCGCGAAGAAAGAAGCTAATAATTAAAACATATTTTTAAGGAGTTGATATTATGAATATTGAAAAAAGGCTTAAAGAAATAAACGATCGCAAAGTTGAGATAAGGCAGTTATTAGAGAGCGATGCAGAAACTGATTTGGATGCAATAGAAAAAGAACTAAACGAGCTTGAACAGGAAGCACAAGAACTCAGGAGCAAAAAAGAGATCGCTGGGAAAATACAGACAGGCGAGGCTGAAGCAAGAAAAATAGAACAACCGGAGGTAGAAAAGATGGATAATGTTTTTGAAACTAAAGAATATAGAAGCGCATTCTTTAAGAAACTGCTAGGCAAACCATTGAACGAAGTTGAGGAAAGAGCATATTCTTCGGCTGACAATAGCGCATTTGCAGTCATACCTGTTGAAACAGCTAACATGATATTCGAAAAAATGAAACAGGTAGCACCAATGCTGAACCAGATTACACTGTTGAGAGTTGCAGGGAATGTGAAATTCGCGATAGAAAATGTACGCGATGCAGCTGCCTTGCATACCGAAAACGCGCCTATAACTCCAGCGGCCGATTCTTTAGTATATGTTACCTTGGCTGGCTATGAATACGCAAAAATAATACGTATTTCTAAGACAGTCGCCACCATGGCCATTGACGCTTTCGAGGCATGGCTTGTAAATATGCTCGCTGAAGATATTGCGAGGGCAATAGAAGACGATATCATCAACGGTACCGGCACAAACGAACCTAAAGGTA